TCATTTGATTAGAAGTTTTATTAAGATCATCATAAACATAGTCTTCAACTAAACAATCCATTGATTCTAGTTTACCAGTAAATCTAAAGAAACCATTTTCTGACATCCAGTAAGCAGCACCATCAACTTCGACAGCTGCATTTTTTCCTATTAAACCACAGTTAGTTCCTACTTGTTCAAAGGCAAAAGTAAAAGGTTGACCTACAAAACGCATGGTAAATAATGAGGTATCCGACCAAACATAAATTGTATTTCTACCTAGCTTAGCTCCTATGATCCGTGATCCGGCAGCCAGTCTTTGTGTACCAGCTGTATTGGTTGCTGTAGGCGTCCAAGTACTTAATGACTCTTGAGACGAGAATCTTATAAACATATCGTCTTGTGTATCGGTATTACCAATTGTCGTTTCTGTTCCAAATAAAACTAAGTGACGATCGGGTGTTGATACAATCATATCTCTAGATGCAGTTGGTGCACCAGATATAATAGTGGCTCTTGTTGCTGTTGCATTAGTTGAATCTGAATCCCATTCAAAGACAGATCCATTACAAATTAAAGCAACTAACGTTGTACCTAAATTATCTAAAGACCATAATCCTGGTTCTGCAACTTTATCAGTTGAAGCTGCTGCTTGACCCCATGCAGCATAGTCACTGAAGTTTGTAACAGTTGCGCCATCTGAATGAGCAGCCCTAGTTGTTCCTCTAACTGCTCTAGTAATTCCTGTTAAAGTTGTGCTTCCTGAAACTCCTGTATAAGAAATTTCTTCTGTGCCAACTTGAATATAGTTTGTTCCTGTTGTTGGAAATCCTGTGACAGAATCTAAAACAATACTAGTTCCTGATCCACCAGTTCCATAAACATTGTCGCCTAAAGCTCCATCTAAAGTATTAGTTTGAGGATTTGTTACTGTACCACCAAACTGAGATATACCCCAGCCGTAAACTCCAACTTGATCAGCTGGACCTACGTGGTAGTATCTATAATAAGTTATGCCTCCAGAAGTTGTGGCCCCTGAATCAGTTTCAGTAGCTCCCGCATTAATAGTAATAGTTGTGTTAGTGGGTGCAGATAACACCATAAATTTTTTATCACAAAAAGTATTAGCATCAAAAACAGAGTCAGTAATAGAACTAAAAGTAGAGCTATCACCAAATAAAATTATATCTCCTGCTACAAAGCCATGACCAGAAGAAAAAGTTATAGTAACAGTTGTGTCTCCATTAGTAGTAGTAAATGCACTGGTGATTGCTGTGCCTGATGGATTAACTAAAGGATGGATATCATAATAAACTCCTCCAGAATAAACGTATAAAATTCTATTAGTACCTAAGATAGAGTATTTAACACCTTCTTTATTAACCATTTGATGAATGGCACGTGTTGGGCCAGTTAGTTTTTTATCTCCAAGCGAAGCCCATCCGCCTACTTTTTCAGGTGTACCATATCTAAAACGAACGTTTTCTCCACCCGTCCACATGGCCTCTGCTCCTGTAGGGGTAAGTTGTTTATTAAATCCTGGTAAAAATCCTATCTTTTGTAGCATAAGAATCCATTATATAATGTTTTATAGATTTTGGTAGTATATATTTTCCTACACAATCCTTATAAAGGAGGCAGTAGGTATGGTGGAGTACTGCCTCCATTATAGGGATCATATCATCTTTTTAAACGAATTGGGAAGTCCTAAATGTGGGCGCCTATCGAACATATTTTCTTTAGCCCCCTTAGTTTTTCGATTGTTATAATGAAGAAATGCTTGTGCACAATCTTGGCCCTTAAATTTTTCTCTCCAATGCTCTAATTCCATACCTCTATAAACCAACATATCTCCTGGTTTTAAATCTACTTTAATACCTTTAGCTTTACTTTTAATGGTAATCTTTTTACCATCTGGTATGCCTACATTTTCTTTTGGACTTAAATATATTGGCCATTTATCTCCACCCAAATGAATAGTAGTAGATATTTCACAGCTAAACCTATCTTTATGTCTTTTTAATTCGTCATCCTTTTTATATATTCTTGTATATGAATACGATGGATATAGTTTAAGGTCTGTGTTCTTTTCCATAACGGGTTGACATTTTAACATTAAAGTTTCCATGGCAATATCAGCGTATTGAGAATAAGTATTTGGTACCTGTTCATCGTCCCATCTTCCTAATAGGAATTCAAATGGAGATATATACCTTGTTTTAAAACAAGTTTTTGCTACCTGTCTTTTTAGTAAAAGATAATTGTATAAAAATTCTGCTAATTCCTTTGGAACAACCTGTCTAATAATTACGTATTTATCTTTTTTAAAGTTCATATTAAAAATAATTAAAGTTAATAACCATTCTATTTTTACAGTTAGTAGAGTTAGTTCCAGAATGCTTTATCTTAGAATTAAACAATACCATTCTATTGTTTTTGCTTTCTATTTTTTTGCCTTCAATAACAGTATAACCATTGTTATCATTAACATAATAAATACCAACTTTACATTTAAAATCTTGATCACAGTGTGGTTTATATTCTACTAGCTTCTGAGTAATAGGAGTTAAATTAGCTTTTATTCTTATCAATGATAAGGGTTTTAGTTTATCTATTAAAGGGTATAGGTGATGATAAAAATCTGAATTGACTTTATAGTCATTATAAAAAGTATGGTAGAAATGATTGTTAAATAAATCATTAGCATTATTTTTAAAATGTATTTTATCAGATTGAAAAAACCATGGAAAATTACTTCCTTCTAACATAGACTTTAAAATTAAACTGTCCTCTGTCGCTAAATAATTATCTATAATTTTAAACATCTTTAGCCATGCCTGAAGGAATAGCAGTTATATTCCAGTGTATAAATCTAAAAGGTTCTATACCATGATCAACTGCAAACTCATGTTGTAGGTATCCAGGAAAAATAAGTAAGGTCCCTGGCTTTGGGTTAAAATGAACAAGTTCTGTACCAAGAAAGATAGCGTTCTTTACTGGTCTTGTATTTAATTTAATTGTTCTTAGACCAGTTCTTGGGTCATGAAATACTGGTAGAGAAGTTTTATTACTAGCTTTTAAAAAATAAAATCCTGATACATGTTGATTAGAATGTATGTGTGCTGAATGATGACCACCACCATCTTTAGCAAATTCTTGTACCCACATTTCAGAAAACATTGTTTTATATTGTTCCATATCAAAACCCATATAATTTAAAAATTCCCAAGACTGTTGGCCTACATAATTTCGTAGGTCTATAAAATCATTATCATGGGTTAATGGTGTTGAATGCCAAGACACACCAAAGTCCCCAAATTTTTTTATATATTTTTTAGCATCAGGTCTGTTTTTTGATTCCTTAATATATTTATCACTTGCTTTAGTTAATGATTTAACAAACTCCGGTTTGTATTCTGACCAAATAGGTGTTTTAAAATGTTCTGTTTTGTCCATATTATTTATACGGGTACCCTACATTCCATAGAACTAAGGAATACCTTACGCCTTTTGTTACGGGTTTAACTCGATGCCAAAGAAAGCTAGGAAAAACAATCACACTTCCTCTAGGTAATATCTCTGTCGCTTTTCTTAAATGTTTAGTTTCATCTCTCATTTGTGGGTCGTAGTTTCTAAAATCAAATTCTAATTCACCACCTTTATATTCAGAGCCATCTGTTAGTTGGCAGGTTACAGATAGTTTTCTAATCATACCGTGATCTCTTCGACCAGGATGGTTATATGGTTTAGGCCAAGTATCTTGGTGCCAATCATAGTATTGATTAAGTTTATATTTTGTAAATTGAATAGATTCCGAATGCTCCCATTTAAAATTCCATCCTGCTTGCTCATTAGCACGATTTATGTAAGGATGTATTTCTCTGTAGATCCACTCCTCATTTAAAAATACAACATCTGAATTTCTTTTTTGTTTTAAATTTAATATTTCTTTTTTATTAAGTTTTCTCTCACCGTAACCACCTGTTCTAGCCAGCTGTTCTTTTTGTTGTAATCCAAACTTAATAACATTCTCGCAAAATCTAGGTGTTAGTACACTGTCAAAATACCAAAAATGTTCATCTAACATCATAAGTTTTTATACGTATTCATAGGTAATACTTTGGATAAAGTTTAAAGAATCTTTTTGATCATTAGTTATGTAATACATATTAGTAGAAGGAAACATAATAAATTTATTATTAGTTAAAGGCATATCCCAAGATCTTCCTTTTCTTCTATTATCGTCATAGTGTATTCTAACATTACAATCTTCTACCTGCACACCGTATAACAATATAAAATCCGGGCCGTTCTTAAGATCGACGGGATCTACATGTAATAATGGATTACTTTTTTGTTGGGGTTTATAAATATTACCCCATAATTTCTGTTCAATTAAACGTATGTCGTATTTTAAATTTATAAAATCTTTTATATAAACATTTAATTTATCTAAAGTCCTTGAAGGTAAAACTGCTGTATCTTTAAAAGTAGAATGTAGAATATGATGAGCTAAATCAATTTCATCTATCTCCCAATCTTTGGGCATTGAAACATCACCGTGATATAATGCTTGCTCTGTTAATACTTTCTTTTGCATACCTTTTCCTTTTATAAAGAAAGGTATTAAAATGTCAATTTAATTATGTGGTTTTATCCCAAGTGCCAGCGTCTTCATTCCAATTATAAATAGTACCGTCTGCTATTTCTTCAGCAGTTAGATCTTTTGGAGCGTCACCAATTGGTGAATGCCATCTAGCATCTGTAGTATTTAAAACCCATGAAGGATATGGTTTTGGAGCAATAAATATCTCGTTTACAGAATCCCAAGTAAATCCTATACCTGCATAATTTCCTCTAAGTGGAGTGCCACCTTGTCTATGTGCGCCTGCTCTTGTATTCAAAGAAGTTTTAATCCAAAGGTGAGCTGGCCAATTTAAACTTTTCTCTAAAAATTGTTGTCCTACAGCTTCCTCTTCAACACCTTTTCCATTAGTTGTATCTTTGTCATCTACATGAACGACGTTGAGAACTTCATTTGTTTCTGATATTTTTGCAAAGTTTGCCATATTATTTAATTCCTTATTCTACTATTTTATACCTTATTATAACCACGCCAGTACCACCATCTCCAGCGCCAACATCTCTAGCACCACCGCCGCCACCGCCAGTGTTTGCTGTTCCTGCAACTGCTGGTTGACTTGTTCCGGGAGCACCTGCTCCGCCACCACCAGATCCACCAGATCCTACTGGTCCACCGTCACCACAACCGCCGCCTCCACCACTTCGTGCGTAAGGTCCATTAATATTTGTTGTTACT